AACAAGATGTCTAGTTAGTCTTAAAGGTTGTTTACCTCCTAAATCTAATTTATTTGCAAAATCATAAGTTCCTCTACTAGTGCTTGTGCTTCCTAAACTATCAAAATTACCAATTAAATCAAAATCAGTAATATCATCTAATAAAGTTGCAGTTCCAAGAATTAAACCATTTAATACAGAATCGAAAAAACAATTTTCTTTTGTTCCATTAAAAGGTGTACTATCTGTATCTTCTCTATCTGTTAAAACGGTTAATTTAGGGAAGGGGTCAGGTACATCAATTATTACAGAGGTTTCACCCGCACTTAACCTACCCCCGTCATCTCTATATTTTAAAATTACCTCTCCCTCTACCGCCGGAACTATTATTTCTGTAGTCGCACCAGATTTTGCCGGTATAAGATCGACCGACTTTGTAAAAGTTCCAGAGCCGTCTGTTAGATTAGAATGCCTGCACACGACGGACCCTCCGTGCAAAACGTCGATATCCGTAGCTTTATCAAATCTCAATCTTATAAATTGATCTGAGACAGGTTCCACTACTAAATTTGATACATCTTGAGGAAGTGCTGTTTTACCTATAGCTTGAAAAGTTAAGTCAGTTGATGTCGCCGATAATTCTCCCAAAACATTATATGAAAACACTTGTATTTCGTAAGTTCCAAGTTGACTATTTAATATTTCAAAATCAGGTCTTGAAACTCTTTCGGAAACATAGTTTCCATTTTCATAGCGGTAATTAACTTGATATTCGAAAACTCCATTAATTGGTTGCCAACTAATAATAATTTTTGAAACTGCTTGATTATTAATCGCTACTATTTTTTCGACCGCTGTTAATCCGGTGGGTGGTTCTTTAAGTTCATTTAAAATACTTATACTTCTTGTGGGAAGCGAACTACCGTCTTCTATAAAATCATATTTACCTGATACATAAGATAAGGCGGTGATAATGTAATTTATACCATCTTGTTCCTCGACAGTTATTACTCTAAATTTTTGTGATTGTACCGTAGTATTTGCAAGCAACCAAACGGTATTGACATTGGGCGTTTGCGAAAAAGCAGAACTAACCGTAACGACACCATCAGATGAAATACTTGTAACATCTTTAGTTTCTACCGTGCCATCGGGAAGAACTACACTAAATTTTGGGCTATTATCGGTTGCTAAATCTGTATTATTTACGTCATCAACGGTCATAACGGTTGTAGATGCAACGGCTTTTAATCTTCCTCCTCTTCTTACACCGGCCCGCACGGGGTCATTTATTTCAATGATCGAGGCCGGTCTAATCAAAACTCCGGCATCTACCGAGGTTGTAAAGCTTACTAATTCGGATTCATTTTGTTCGGCGAACAATATTGCTCTACCTAGTCTTGCGGCTTGCCCTCTAGATGTACAACCAAAAGCTTTAACTTGTTTAGTAATTATTCCAAACTTATTTTGTGCTGCCGAATCTTCAACTACTTCATAGTCTATTTCTTGACTATCCATATTAAAATATGAAACCGCGACGGCAGTATGTCTTTGCTTTAAACTACTTCCAGAATAATTAAAACCCTCCGAAGAAATATTACTTAAATTAAAAAGATAACTAGCATCTTTAGGGGAATCTTGAGCGATAGTGATAGTCCCCGCAGACCATATAGGCATACAACGCATTACACCCGCTAATTCGTTTATAAGATCGAATGCCTCGCTAGAAGACTGAATATTAACATTGCAGCTGAACCTTGCTTCTTGTCCTCCTAAACCGTCGTCGACGAGAGCATTTGCATATTTGCTTGCCGTAACAAAAGAAAATAAATCTAAATTACTATCCGTCATGTGATCTCCGAATCCATAGCGAGTATTCGTTAGAAGATCGAGTAAAATCATAGCGGGACAAGAAGTCCAAGTAGCCGCCGAAAGTGTTCCGTTGAATACATATCCGTCGGGATAAATTATTCGGCCCGTGGAACTATCGACCGTAGGCGTACCAGAACCGTTGGCTCCCGCCGCCGGAATACGGACCTTAATACCTCTTACCCTATATTTTCTAGAGGGTATCGAACTGAATTGTTGCGAATCTAATCTTATTAAATTATATGCTGAATTAGGATAAGTTTGGACATCGTCTATAATTTCTGAAAAACTTGTCCATTGAAAAGAATCTATCAAACTAGAATCGGTACTATCTGCGGTAATCCTTGAAACCCTTATATCAACAGGAAAAGAGCCAGTTACCTCTACGGAAAAATCTTTTTGATATGCGTCGGCAGTTCTTCCGGTAACGGTATCGGTATGAATATCCGTAAAACCTCCGGAATTATATTGAACCGATATTTTAAATTGAACGGAAGAACCTAATAAATCACCTTCATTTGTTGCTTTTTGTATCTGTGGAAACGTAATAGAAACTTTTATACGATCAACAGAGGTATTAGTTATTTGCCTAGTTACCGGACTTGCCGCCGTTACAGTTACACCTACCGGTATAGTAGATTGACTACTTTCTATCCCAACAATTTTTGTTTGATTTGCGGTTCCAAATTTTGATTTGAAAGTAACATTTTGAAAATTAAAATCTGTCGTTGCCGGAGCAGATGAATTTGCCGTTGATTTTAATATTGGCGTGTCATTTAAGAAAACATCTTTCAAATATGCATTTTTATATGCGGTGCTTGATTTATCGGTAATACCTTCTTTTGAAGCCGATGCACTTCCTTCGATTTCGCCTTCACTTATTAAATCTAAAAAAGATGCAAATTGCTTACTATGAAGCGTATCGGGTGTCTTAGTTGGTTGCCTCGGAGGGGGAGGGCTTGACCTTCCTCCCGCACCTTTAATAATTTTCCTTTTATCTGTCATACTTGTACTTGTTCGGTATCTATACCACCGGAAATGACGACCGAGCCCGTAATTATTTCACCATAAACAATCGGAACGGGAGTACCGGCCCTGCTAGTCTGTTGAGTACCACTAAAACTAAAAGATAATCTGGGGTCTTGTTCGGAACTAAACTCAGGCATTTTAGGAACCGGAAATAACATACCACTCACTCCTGATAGAACTAAACCGGCTCCAATACCGAATGCAGCTTTAGCACCTAAACTTGCACCCGCAAATCCACCCGCACCTGAACCAAACGCGACAGCTTTTCCCGCAAAAGCACCGAAAGCTCCCATACCTACCGCTATTAATGCTCCTCCTAATATAATTCTGCCTACATTACCTCCGGCACCCTGTATAACAGGGACAAACTTAATTTCAGATAAACCAATGGGATAATGTAATTCGTCTAATTCTATTTCTCTTTCATCGACTAAAACTTTATAGTACTTATTAGCCATATAACTTTCAAGTTTAGGAAAATTATTTACTAAAAAACTTACGGCTTGAGCGGTGCTATTTACCGCTACTTCAAATTCTTTATGTCCCGTAAGTTCTACGAGATCGCCATATAATTTAACTTTTTTTAGCATAACGCAATCTCATTCCCGTACATTTTAAAAGCCATTCATTATATGGCTCTTTACAAGATATTCTATCCGCTAAATGATGTAAAACATCACCATCTAAAAAAATCGCTACATGATTTAGTCCGTTTGCCATTATAGACATAAATAATAAATCATTATTTTCTAGTTTTTCATCGGGTCTTAATTGCCTAAATCCGGTTCTCCAAGCACAAGTTTCAAACATCGGTTTTTCAATAAATTCTTCTGGGGTAGTAGGTCGTTCCCAATCTCTTAAAGATATGCCGAGTTTTTCTTTATACCAATCTCTTACGAGGCTCCAACAATCTGTTATACCCCATACCCAATGCCTACCGATAAGAGGTGGTTTATAACCGGAAGGCTTATATAAACCCCACTCTTCCGTTTTTGGATTTACTATATGCCATATAAGATTATTTTGTTCGCAGCTTATTTTGTCGGCTTGACTAGCAATAGGAGGAGTAACAGGATGACTATGTACGACGGCTAATATTTTGCCTTTATCCTCAGCTTTTGCATAATCTTCTGGGTCTATGATGAAACATTGCTGCGAGTAAGTAGATAAATTTTTACAAGCAAAATATTTTTCTTTCCCTTTTATACTTATTAATAAACCGCACGATTCTTTAGGGTCTTCTTTTTGAGCATGTAGTAAAGCATCTTTTTTCCAAGTCATACTCTGATACGGCCGATGCTCGGAAAATCTTTTCGTGTACATTGACGTTTGGGTGCACGAACGCCGGCGAGGTCTATGGGAGCAGCTAATTCAAAACTCACCGCCTCCCTTGTTTCAGATGCTTTTCTATCGATAGAATAAATTTCTCTTGGAAATTCAGAATTAGCCGGAGTGCCAAAAGGATTTACTTGTATTGAATTTGTAAAAGCAGTCGAAGATGTTGTAGCTGGGTCATTCATAATTATTTCTGCTCCCATAGCATTTCCATGAACTGTGCAGTAATATCTCAAATCATTTGGAGCAGTTGGATATGCCGGTTGATATGTTACTGTTGCACCAGAAGTTCCAGCCGTGCCAGAAACAGTAGTTGATTGAGCTCCACCAGCATCAGATTTTATTGCAAAAGGGTGTCCACTATTAGAACTATCAGATTGATCGAAAATATAAGTAGACCCTCTTTTCATTGTGATAACAAGATTGTTTGTGCCATTTAATTGAAAAACATTAACACCATCTACATTTACAACTGTTACAACATAAGTAATACTTTCAACGTCTTCTGGATCTGCTGAAAATGTTGTGACAGATGTTTTTTGTTGTGGAAAGTTAGCGTGATCTAAAAATTTAGCGAGTGTTCTAATACGAGTAACCGTCGCTCCCGTTAAATCATTTCCTACAGTTGTTTGATTAACGCTTAATAAAATAGCGGTTATAGTACCTAACGCATTACTTACGGTTAAGGTTGGTCTAGGAATTTGTCCTTTTTGAAAAGCAAAACCCGAAGCTTCTATCGGAAATCTTTGATATGAATTTCCTTGCCAAATTATTTCGCCGTTGGCATTTAAACTTGAACCGTTATGAAATCTATATGTAGAATCAGAACCGTGCAAAGCACTCGTCGTAGTGAGTTCAAAAAGTTCTATTATTGAAGAAGGACTTATTCCTTGTAAATCACTTATAACACTAGAACTCACGGCTCAAAAACCTCCCTAAAAGTCGTATTTATTTTTGCTCTATTATTATATGGAATAGTTTTATTCCAACTTTGACAAACAAATTTTCTTTGACCGGAAAGAGTTATAGAAACATTACCATTAGTAGAAAGACTGGCGGCGGCGGTAACTGTAAAAGTATTACTATCGGTACTGGTAACTACGACGAAAACTCCATCTACGGCCGTTCCGGAAGTAAAATCTATCGTTATCAAATCGTTTATAGCTAAACCGTGATTGTTTATAGTGATAGTAATAGTAGTTCCAGATTGTATATAAGTTCCTGTTTTAGTAAAGCCTTCGGCGGGCGGTGTAAAATTAAAACTCGCTTGGTCATTTACTCTACTATTTAAAAAAGCACTTATTACATCAGCGTCTGTTTCCGATACATTAAATTCAAATGTATAAGTTTTAGGATTTTGATGACTAGCTAAACCAAAAAATATTCGGTGTTCATAACCGTCTACAAATCTTATAGTTCTTATATTTGGATTTGTTTTTTTCGAAAACCCTGTATAACTTGGGTTGATTGAAGGAAAAGTTGACATTAAGCTAATAACCCTCCGGCTCGTTTTTGATTAATTATCTCAGCTTGTATAGCGGAAGCAAGTATAAGACCAAATTGACGGCTTTCGCCTTCATTTGCTTCTACACTCGAACCACCATCTACATCTACGTTAACGACGATATTATTAGTAATACCACCCATTTTATTATTCGGAATAATAGTACCGGTACTAGAAGGAACAAAAATCTCAGGCCCTCTTTCACCAACTATCGACGGTCGACCTACGGGAGGTTTTCCTCCGTTAGCAAACGTAGGCAAAGAAGCAAAAGGACCTCCAAAACCGGAAAGTAAAGTATTGATTCCTAGCCTTAAAAACTGTCTAGCAATATCGTTTAACAAAGCTTTAGCACTTTCGGCCAACGATTTAGTTTGCATTACAGCATCTACTAAGGCGTCTGAAACTCCTGTTGCTATTGAGTTTCCAATATCTTCAAAAACTTTATCTAAATTTTTAGCGGCTTCCGCGTTTGCCTTTATCTGATCTTCTTGTCGTTTTAACTCATGATTTTGTTTTGCTAAACTTACTAATCTTTCTTCTTCTTCCCCACTAAATTGTTTTCTAATTTCAGCTATTTGCGTTTCTAGATCAAAGGCTTTTTGCTCCTCTTCGGTTTTAAGTTGCGACCTTATAACGCTATTAGTTAATTGTTTATTTTGTTCTTTTAAAGTACCTAGTTGAATATTAAATTCATTAGTTAATTGTCTTGCTTCGGCTGCATCTAAAGCAGTTTGTAATTTAGTTACCTCTTCGTTTGCTTTTTCTAAATCTCTTCCTAACCTTAATCTTGTTGCTTTTTTTCCTTTTCCGCCACCTTCAACATCACTTATTGCAAGCTTCAGTTCGTCAACTTTTTCTTTAGTAGCTTTTAGTTGAGCATCAATATCGGCTACAGAACCGGATTCTAATAAAGTATTAAAAGTTTGCATTTCATTATTTGCTTTCAAAAAGGCCGTAGCTAAAAACCCTAAACCGACTACTAATAAACCTATACCGGTGGAGGCTAAAGCAATTTTTAAAGCGTGAGCCGCTATAGCCGCCGAAGATAAACCTCCCGCCGCTATAAAACTAGAAGCCGCTACTCCTTTTAAACCGGTACTTGCTAAAAAAGAGTTGGCCGCCGCTATTTGAAATGAGGCCGCTAAAGTAACAAGTTTTCCCGTAACTAACGGAACTACGACGGTTAAAGCTTTTACAGCCAAAGCTGTTCCGGTAAAAATAGCGGTAACTTGACCGGCTTCGGTATTTAAAAAATCGCTTAAGGTTTTTATCAAGGCCGTTAATGCTTTTGTTGCTCCTAATACGGCCGGACTTAGCATATTCCCTATAGTAATACTTAAAGCTTCGCCAGCGTTACTTAAATTTTTAAATACTTGCGTAGGGTCGGCCTCTAAAATAGCTTTTAAATCAGCTTGTCCTTCTTCTGATAATTTACTTAAAGCTCTAATTACGACGTCACTTGTAAGTTTTCCTTCAGCCGCTAACTTTTTAAGCTCGCCGGTAGAAACGCCAAGTTCTTCCGATAATGGTTTTAATATTAGCGGAACTTGTTCCGATACACTTCTAAATTCATCGCCCGCTAATCTTCCGGAACCTAAAGCTTGAGCTAGTTGCCTGAAAGCGGCGGTTGCTTCCATAGTAGATGCACCACCTAATTTAGCGGCAGTATTAAAACCTAAAAATGTCTGTCTTATATCTTCTAAGCTAACGCCTAAAGGAGCTAATCTAGCCGTTATATTAGTAACTCCCTCTAAAGCTTCGGTCGCACTCATTCCAAAAAGTTTTTGGCCTTCGGTAGCTATAGCTTGAGCCTCAGCAAACTGACCGGTTGCTTTTGTTAAAAGGCTTAAACGTAAATTTAACTTATTAAAATTTGCCGACGCATTTATAGCTTGTTTTGCTAAAAGAGTAAAACCAACGCCCGCAAAAGCTGTTTTTAAACCTCCAACGGCTCTACTTAAAGTATTAGTTTGATTTTGAACACCCTTTAACGCTCTAGTCGCCTGACTCGTATCTACTCTTAGGGTAACTATACTTTCGGCCACTAATTAAAATAATTATTAATTATATATTACCGGTTTTTTGCTCTTTGCAGCAAAAGTTTCTCTTTTTCGTGTTTGTTTTCGTAATAAGCCGCCCAATAAATAAACTCTTCTTCAGTTAAATTTTTACGAAGTTCTTCTACGGTCTTACCTAGTTCTGTTGCGAGGAAAAACTCAAAGTTAAGCCAGTTATTCCTCCTTATACTTTTTTTGCTGTATCTAAATCTAATTTAACTTCAAATAAAAAAAGCTCAACATCATTTAAAACCTTCTCAGGCAAAAGTCTTTGTAAATCTGGAGCGTCGGCCATAGCAAAAAATTTACTCCCGTCTTCTTTTTCTGCCATTTGGCAAAGAAGTTGAGTCGATACAATAAGGGCGTCATCAGTTCCGGCCGCTTTTTGTGCTTTTTGCCTATCGTATCTAGTCAGCGGAGGAAAATATAAATCTATTTTTTGCCCGTTCGGTAGGTCTAATTCATACTTACGTCTTGTAGACATTACGTCGCCGTAGGCTTCCGTAAG